CCAGCATTCATCTGAATTGTTCCGCCACCTTGTCCTGCTTGGATGAATACCTGTGTTCCAGCAACCAGCATTAGTTCTTCTTCTGCTGTGATAATAATTTTCTTCGCTTTAATGTGCCTTTCAGAACCAACAGCATCTTCAACAACATCACCATAAGCGATGACATTCAATGCTTCCTTATCTTTACTATCTTCAGCACCTTGATTATATTGAATATAAGACTTTGCTTCATGCTTTTGTTGCTGACCATTCGTGTGAATGTTTAACTTACCACTAGAAGCACCAACTTCTTTGTTCTTCTTACCAGTTCTTATAACAATAGCACCGTCAGACTTGAATGTCATGAACCCACCATTGTCTGCGGGTCCATCTATTCTAAGTGCCGCAGTGGTAGTATCGGGATACATCCTTTCATAGATCTCAGATCTAGTCATGGACCCTTTATACCAAGTGCGATACTTTACAGTGTTTTCAGTATCTTGCTTTTCATCAGGTGTTGTTGGTTTTGCAATATCCGTTGGATACTTTTTAGCAGCTTTTGCTCCAGAAGAAGAATATCTCTGGTTTGCAAGATCTTTTAATAATTTGTCGTGAGCATCGTTGTGTGACATTATCTATTCTCCTACGGGCAATCAACGTAGCGACCAGTACCAATCTTAGTGGCACCAATTTTAGATAGAGCGTTCGTATCTAGACATGCTAAGGATGGTAAGAGTTTTGCTCCATATCCACCACCACCTACAATTTCAATCACTGGGAAACGATCAAAGGTTATCTCTCTATTTAATGTTCTAGCACCAATTACAAAACCACTATCATTAATGATTGCTTCCGCAATAGTATCATCGCCGTTGATTAGAATGGTTGGTTTCTCAGTATATCCTCTCCCTGGTCTCAGAAGAGTGAATGTATCAATGATACAACGAACATTTTGGTCAGATGCTAGATTTTTCTTATAACCAAATCCAGAAGACTTAACTCTAATTTCTGTAAGATAACCATTCTCATCTAACAAAGCTGTTGCAGCTGCTCCCCTTCCATTTCCACCAATGAATACATATGGTGCTTCTGCCCAAGGGTCTCCAGGATTATCAATTGGAATTTCAATAATCCCTCCATCTGGATCTGTGATTGGTAGTTTTGCTGTTGGTGGTTGGAATGGTCTGTAGGTGTTTTCTGGAGTCTCTCCTTCACCAAGATCAAGATCACCAAAATCATCTTCATCTTCTCCAATATCAGATGAACTAGCAATTAATACATCAACATTTGCTCCCGTTCCATTAATAGTAAATCTGAGAGTTTCTTCCTCTTCCACAACACCATCATCTGCAATACCTATGGTCACCTTAGAATTGTTGTTATCAATAACAAATTGTCCTGTTGTGCTACCACCAATGAAATCTTCTGATGTAATACCAGTTCCAGACAATGTGTAATATAATGTTGTTCCATTATCTACATTTGTAGTAGTAATTGTGTATACAACAAAATCGCCCTCGTTAACAACAGACTTGTCAGCAGAAACACTGTAGGTTGGCGTGAGATTTACTGCTGGTTCTTCTCCATTTGGAGGAGGTGTTAATTCAATGAATTCTGGTGGGAATGTGTCCTTAATTCCAGTTATAGGATCTTTTGGTTTTGACTTGTATGGATTATTATCATTTTCTACAATAGTACATTTTGCAATGTTATTAATAAATGAAACTTTTAATCCACTATTCTTTGTTGGTGTATTTTTCTTTAGTTTGATATAGAAGTATTCCTCTCCCTCTTTTTCCTCTGAATATAGAGTTGTGACATTAATTGTCTTAGAAATTTCTCCAGGAGCAAATCCAAGGATACCAGAAGATTCTAGGTAATCAGATCCAGGAGTTGCTGTTCCCTTACTAGTTAAAGTTTCATATTTGAAAGAACACGCATGATCAATAACTCCAATTCTAGATACAACAAATTCCGCTACCTTTCCTTCTTCTACTACAACATCTTCAATTTGAACACTAATAACATTAGATCCCACTGCTCCACCAGCACTAGCTGGCAATGGAACACCACCAGTGAATCCTACTGTAGTAACATCTAAGGTATTTCCTTCATATGCTTCATCACAAGTATACTGAGTATAATCTGCACCAGTTGCTGGGAATAGATTATCAATACTTTCTAATAAATCATCCAAGAAATCACCATCACCATCTTTCTTTTCCTCTCCAGTTGTGCAAATTGCTTTGTACTTAGAACACTCGGTATTTGGACCAGAACAAGAAATTCCCAGTAAGTCTAAAACATAATTAATTGCTCCACCAATAATATCCAGAGGAGCTGCAATCGCTCCTAAGATTTCTTCAAGAGGACCAAGGATACTATCAAATAAATCATTTATTAACTCATATAACTTAGAAATAATACCATTGACAAGCGCATCAATTTGACAAGCAATAGACTTATAAATCTCTTGAATATAACTCATCAAGACATTTGTCAACCATTCTGCCAATTGATCTCCAAGATCTGCTATGCTACATCCAAGATCTTTTAGTAGATTATTGAACCATTCAGTGACTGGAGTTAAAACATTTCCCTCTTCTGATGGATAGATCAGTGCATTAATAAGATCCTTTACCGCTGCTGTCATCTTATCAATGATGAATCCTTTAATTTTAGCGATAAAGTGCTCAACTACACTAATTGCTTTATTGGCGTATTTTCTGGCAGTCTCAATACCATCAAAAATACCACCAGTAGCAGAATCAACTAAGTAAGTTCCAATATTTCCGCTATTATTTTGTACTTCAGCGAGAAACTCTCCCATAACAATGGTCATTTGCTCGTTGAGATCTTGATTGGTGCATTTCTCTGCTACTGCCTGACACCAATCTTCGTCTTTTTCTCCTTGCGTCTTTCTTGCTGGAGTATTAACTCTAGGGTTACCTTCTCCGTCTTTGGATCCGTCAGATAATCCACCAGTTGCAGTATTCTTTCCAGTTCCAGTATCGTTGCTGCTCTGGGCAGTATCTGATTCTGTAGTAGAAGCAGATGCATCACCTTTCTGTTGAATTGGTGCTCCATCAATTGCCTCGTTAATTTGAGGAATTGCTGTTGTGAATGGTGGTGTTGTGCTTGTTCTTTCTACAAATACTTTAGTTGCACCTGGGGTCATGCCAATTGACCCCATAATAATTGGTTTTTGCTTTTCGCTATCTAGATAAAATCCAATTACCCAGCATCCTTCCTCAAGTTGATGGTGTCCACCACCTGTATTACCAGGAATAAATGGAGTATTCACAGGCATCATCATAGTTGCCCATGGCAAATCTGGCGTATCTAGGAGTTCTTTATCACCAGGGTGATCTCCTACAATACGCACTTTGCATCTGTAACCACCTTTATTGTTTACTTCTTCAGAGGCAGTTCCTTCAACTTGACCAACCCACCATTGAAACCCATCGGCACCAATTCTCTGAGTTGGGATTAGGCTGGATATAATATTATCCATATCAATCAATCATCGTATACTAAGCACTCTGGAGCACTTGGATTATTGTCGCAGTATAGTTCCAGAGATGAAGGATCGTGATGATCTTCTGGATGACGCTCTGCGTATGCTTCCAGTTCTTCTAGTTCACCTTCAATATGACGACGACGTTGAGGTGAGAGTTGAGGATTAGCAAGTTCCTCTTTGTCTGCTTCAATATGTTGTTCGATACTATCCATGTTTAGTTACCTCCGTATACATTATTTAGTTGCCATGTTTAGATTCTACATCACCATAAGAATCTCGCATTAATCTTAATGTTGTTATAAACCTTCCATTCATTCCTTCAGTTCTACTATATTCATGAGTAACCTCTTCAATTAAATAAACTCCACTGCTTTCCTCATCGTATGGTTTAGTTTTTGCTTCTTCTGTAGATATCTTATTTACTAATTTAATGCGAACTCTATCACCAGCACAAATTTCAGAATTTCCAGGAATAACAACCGTTCCCATTTGGTTTTTCAATAATTCATATCTCATAAGAGATTGTGCAGCAAAATGTTTATGAAAATCGCAAAATTCACTTGGACTATCAGACCCATCTTCTTCTTCATAAGATGCAATTCCTGGTTCATTATACCATGATTCATGATCAAGTAAACCAGAAATAATTCTGGTTGGATAATCTGAAATATCTTTATTTTCAAATTTAATTAAAGATGGAGTGTTTTGAGCACCTAGATGCTTCATGTCTTTATAAGCATCTCTGACACTATAATGATATTCATGATATTGACCAGTAGCATGATTAAAGAAAACCATTAAAGATGAATATTTACCCATTCTCATTGAGGACATAATATCAGCTTCTGAAGCAAAAGTTGAAGACGCAATGGTAAATCTCTCATCTGCTCCATCACTTTGATTTGCTGGTTTCTCAATATATTCACCCCATATAGGAACATCTTCAGAGTCTGGGTCTAAAAGACTATCTACAGAAAAGAAGTTATATCCTCGCTTGTTTTCCCAGAAAAAATATCCAGCACTGCCAGAAACAGTATCTTTTTCATTTTTTGTAGAACTTCCAGAAGCCGTATCAAAAGACGTTGATGTTCCAGATTGAACACTCTTTACTGCCAATGAAGATATAATATCAAATGGTCTTCTATTTACTGGAAGTAATTTGACAGAGAACTGAGTTGTTGCTTTTGCTGGGAAAAAATCTTTTTCTGTTTTCAAATCTTCACGAAGCATTTTCTTGATAATGTCATCTGGTTTTCCACTCAGAGGTTTTACTAATCGAGTACATTCATTATTAAGTGCTTCAACAGAAACTAATCCCAATGTATATGCTTGAGTTTTTCCCTGATTTCCTCTATTGGCAATTCTCCAAACAACCATTGTATATTCTTGAGGTTCACTATTAGAACTTGTTTGAACAGTAACAACCACAGTCTCACCACCTTGAATTGGAAGACCATTAAGAAATCCAGTGCCATCAACAACAACTAAAGTTGCTGCCACAAATGGACTAGTTATACTCTCAACATAAGAGAAACTATTAACCAGTTGTTTGATGTCATAACCATTTGTTTCTCCCAATCTAGCAATAGCAACACTTTTGAGAGAAAAATCTGTAGAATTTTGAAATTGTTCTGCCATTATCCTAATGATCTAATTTTTAATTGTGAGAATGAAGAAAGACCCATGTCATCCATAGACATACCAGCACCCAGAGTATTTGGAGTTACATCTCCACCTCCTCTGCCACCAGCAACATTATAATTATTGATCACAGTGACAGGTTGCTGGAATACAGCACCAGAAGTTTGTGCAGATGCTTGCATAACACCAGCACCATTGTTTGCTGCTGCTGGTGTTGCAGCAACTTCAGCGGGTGCAGTTGGTGTTGCTCCTGGTGTTGCTGCTGGTGTTGCTCCTGGGGTGGGTGCTGCAGCCATGGTAGTTGCAGTTCCTGGTGTTGCTGTTGATCCAGCTCTACCATGACCTACAAATGCTCTGGTTCCAGCAATTGTTCCACTAATTCCAAATCCATCACCTCTATCTCTAACGTCAGAAACGCCAACTGGCATTGGCAGTCCTGGTCTTCCAGCAATATCCAAACCACCAAATGAACCACCACCAGATCTAGCAGCATGAGCAGCTTGCTCCTGCTCTACATATTTCATCAAAGTT